ATGAATTTAGGGTGATATTGGGAGTTTACAGCTCTTGTGCGGCAAGACAATTAGAGAAAGGCCTAAAGGGGGAATGTAAAAATGAAAGCTTATAAAACATGGGAAGTTATAAAAATGCTGACGGAGAATCCAACATTAAAATTTAGGAAGAATTACAGTTGCACAATCATGCAAAGTGAAGATGGTCATATAGTTGATGGGAATGGAGAATGGGTACTAGTACAAGAACCGGTTGATTTTATGACAGTGGTAAAGAGTGGAAAGAAAATAAAAGTGAAGCATGAAAGTATTATAATCTTTGGGTTTGAGTATCCAAGAGCCTTGCTTTCCAAATTAGTAGATGGGTGTAATAATTTGGAATTTAAAGAAATCTTGACTGAAGGTAAATTTTATATAGAGGAGGATTAAGACATGTACACATGGGGAGTTAAAGGAGCAAGTTTATACTGCTTTATAGTTATTCTTTATATAATTATTAGAAATATTTACAGGGCTTTAAAAGGACAAGATGATGTACACACTCTTTTACAAGTAACTTTACTAATTCCTTCTGCAATTTTTTTATTTGATTTGTGGTACATGCTGTAAAAAAATGAGGGAGATGAGAGAAATGATTGAGTATGACCGCTTTGGTCGAATGAAATATAATCCAGAGTTCCATAAAAGAAGTGGCATGATATGGAATAAGGATGAGCTTGATTACTTAATAAACTGGTACGACAAGATAGGAGCTGAGGAGATGAGCTTTGCGTTAGAGAGACCAATAACCTCAGTAGCACAGAAAGTAAATATTTTAAGAGGTAGGGGAGTTATGCAAAAGCCAACAAAATATATGAGACATGTAAGAGCAAGATATGAAGATGAAAGGAATATGAGGTAGTAACTATGAGTGAATACATTGAAGAAAGGATAAGAGAAGAAGCTAAGTATTTTTTAGCTAACAAATCAACGACAAGAGAAACAGCTAAAGCTTTTGGCGTAAGTAAATCACTTATTCACAAAGATTTAAGTAAAGGCTTGGCTATAGTAAATCCACAGATACACACAGAAGTTCTAAAACTATTGGAGTATAACAAGGAAGTTAGACATATAAGGGGTGGAATAACCACCCAAAAAAGATATAAAAAAAAGATGGCATAAGCCATCAAAAATTTAATTAAAAAACCTAATCAAAGTATAACACATGAAAGGGGAAAGTCAAATGCCTAATATTAATGAAATAGTTGAAGAATTAAATGATAACATCAAGCAGTTACAAGAATTAGATATAAAACTTTGGGATGATGAAAATCCAGAATGGAGATTGTCAAGTTTTAAATATAATCCAACTTTAGATAGAGTAATTTTTAAATGTGCGGAGGAGAATATCAATGAATAAATTAGAGTGGCTTAAGGAACGTCAAAAAGGTATTGGTGGGTCAGATGTTGGAGCTATTTTAGGAGTTAACAAATGGAAAACACCATTTCAAGTTTATCTTGAAAAAACAGAAGAACTTACAGAAACGGATACCCAAAGCGAAGCTGCTTACTGGGGAGATCAGTTTGAGGAAGTAGTTGCTAAAGAATTTGAAAAAAGAACTGGTAAAAAGGTTAGGAGAGATAGAAGACATTTTCGACATAAAGATTATCCTTTTATGGTTGCGAATATTGATAGAAGAGTAGTAGGAGAAAATGCAATATTAGAATGCAAAACAGCTAATCAATTTTTAGCTAAAGAATGGGATAGTGAAGAAATACCAGATAGCTATCTATTACAAGTCCAACACTACTTAGCTGTTACGGGTGCAGAAAAAGGTTATATAGCGGTCTTAATAGGTGGGCAAAGGTTTATTTGGAAAGAAATAGAACGAGATGAAGAACTTATTAACATGATGATTGAGAAAGAAAAAGACTTTTGGAATTTGGTACAGAATAAAATTCCACCCGCTTTAGATGGAACTAGTGCAGCTGAAAAATATTTAAATAAGAAGTTTGCGAGAGCTGAAAAAGATAGTGAAACGCCACTTGATGCTAAATATAAAAAGCTTATTGAAGATTATTTCTCTTATAAAGTTACAGCTGAGAATTTTAAAGAGAAAGCTAAGGAGATTGAAAATAATATAAAGTTAGAACTTGGTAAAAGTGAAATAGGAAGTATTGATAAATATCGAGTAAATTGGAAACAAGTAGTTAGTAATAGAGTGGATAATAAGGTTTTAAAGTCTGATTATCCAGAAATTTATGAGAAGGTATGCAAAGAAAGTATATCAAGAAGGTTTAATATCAAGGAGGTAATTTAATATGGCAACAAATTCAAGTCTAAAGAATCAACTTTTAAAGAAAGACAGTACAACGATAGGAAATACAATGCAGGGGTTACTAAGTAATCCAAAAATGAAAAAGCGTTTTGAAGAAATACTTGATAAAAAAGCTCCTCAGTACATGAGCAGTATACTTAATCTTTATAACGGAGATACAAATTTACAAAAATGTGAACCAATGAGTGTGCTATCTAGCAGTATGATAGCGGCAACTATGGACCTTCCAGTTGATAAAAACTTAGGATATGCATGGATTGTACCTTATGGAAATAAAGCACAATTTCAAATGGGATATAAGGGATATATTCAACTAGCTTTAAGGACGGGTCAATATAAGCACATAAATGCTATTCAAATACACGAAGGAGAACTTATTAACTGGAATCCATTAACTGAGGAATTAGAGATAGATTTCACTAAGAAGGAAAGTGACAAGATTATAGGATATGCAGGATATTTTGAATTGCTTAATGGATTTAAAAAGTCAACATACTGGACTAAAACTCAAATCGAAACTCATAGAAAAAAATTTAGCAAGAGTGACTATGGGTGGAAGAAAGACTTTGATGCCATGGCTATTAAAACGGTGATTAGAAATATGCTTAGTAAATGGGGAATATTAAGTATTGAGATGCAAAATGCTTATACAGCTGATGAAAACATAGTCAAGGATAGTTTTATAGATGATTCTGAAAATATATCAGCAAATATAGAAGATTTAGTTGAAGCTGACTATACTGTAAATCAAAATCTATCAGAAGTAAAAGAAGAATTTGAAGGGACACCTTTAGAATAGAGGAATAGAAGATGGCAGGAGAAGGAAAAGGTTGGATAAGCCTTTACAGAAGTATACAGGACCATTGGTTATGGCAAGAGAAGCCATTTAGCAAAGGACAGGCATGGCTAGACCTTCTCTTGCTTGCCAACCATAAAGACAATAAATTCTTGCTAGGGAATGAGCTTATTGAAGTTAAAAAAGGTAGCTTTGTAACTTCGCAAAAGAAACTTAGAGAACGTTGGGGATGGGGCAATGGAAAATTAAGGTCTTTTTTAAAGTTAATTGAGGAAGATGGAATGATAAAACAGCAGGCTGACAAAAAGAAAACAGTTATAACAATTGTTAAATATGAAGAATTTCAGACTGGGTCTAGACCATGTACTTCAATGGATAGCGAGGAAGTGCGGACTGCAAGCGGACTGCAAGCGGACTACAATCGGACTGGAAACGGATCGCTAGCGGACACAAACAATAATGATAATAATGATAATAAGTATATAAATAATAATATAAGTCCAATAGAAGTGTATCAGAATAATATCTTTCCTATGCCTGGAGCAATAGAAATTCAAGGGATTAATGATTGGAGTAGTGAATTAGGGAATGAATTAGTTATATATGCAATAGAAATAGCAGCTGAAAATAATGCTAGGAGTTGGAAGTATATAGAGCATACTCTTATGGATTGGAATGATAACAACATTAAAACATTAGACCAAGCAAAAGCATATTCTCAACATAGAAAAAGGAAAGGAGGGCAAAAACAAAATGGTGGAGATAGAAAAGATAATCCAGAGAATAAGGGAGAATACAACTTCAATAAACCATATACAGGACCAAACCACAATGGAAAAATCGACTTCTAAATGTGAATGTGGTGGAACTGGATGGATAGTTGATAAAGAAACTAACACTTATATAAGGTGTAAGTGCTATGAAATAGAAAGAATGAATAATCTTTGGAAGCAGTATGGTGTGGACCCTAAAGAAATAAA